GCTGGCCTTTATTTGCTCTCGCTGCTTACGGTTTCGCGCGAATGCGAGGTCCGCTGCGTGTTTTTTTACGGTGTCCGCGACTTGCCCCCGAAGATGGGATTCGCGATCGAATTGCCCGGCTGCGGCGCTGGCTTCATCGGCCTTGCGTTGGTTCTCGTCAACAACCAGGATGTTGCCCACGCCAGCAACGCGATCGGCTCGGCGTTTGTCGGCAAGTGCTCGATAGTCGTTAGCTTCCTTCGACAGTTCGCGAGCGATGTAGGCTTCAATTTCCACCTCCTGGTCGAACGTGTCTTGCTCGTCTTCGTATGCTCCGAAAAGGTCGAAGCCGGATTGCACCACTTTCCCGGCGTTGGACATCTTGCGGGCTGCGGTCTCGATTTCGCGGAGACTCCATTCCTTTCCGTCTTCTTCGCGATCTTCCAATCGCTTGAACAACTTGTCCTGCAACGCATGGTCCTTGAGGTGCTTGGCGACCGCGAGCGCCTTGCCTTCATCGAGCCGTCCCTGCGTGACCATCTGGAACGGCTTTTCGGAGAGATCCTTGAGTATTGCCGCCTGGGCTGCGATGGCTCCCGACATGCTGATACCAGCCTCACGGAAATGATCGACATCGTGACCTGAATCGCGAAGATACTTTGCTGCGTCGATCGCGGATCCTCGACCCTCGGCGATATTGGCTAACGCGCCTTTCGCGCGAGCCTGCGTAGCGTTTTCCGCCTCGATGTATCTCACGTTGAGGTCTTCGGCTCCCAATCGCCGCGCTAAATGGTGGCGATGGTGCCCATTGACGACATAATCCTTCCCGTCCTCGGGATCCCGCCAAACCAATAACGCTCCTGCTAACTCCGGATTCCATCGGCCCGACTCTTTTAGTTCGCCGGTAACACCAGTGTTAGGATCGATGTTTTTCACCTTGTACTGAAATCTTGCAGGATCGACGTGCAACGACCCAACTGGAACCGTGTATACATGGCGGTTGATCGGGCTGCTGGGAGTCCCGTCGCTCCTTGTGCTGCTATTGTCTTCGTCTCGGTCGGCAGCTACCTCCGCCGTCGCAACAATCACTTCTCTTCCTGCCCTGTTGATCCGTCGCACCTCGGCTTGAGTTCCGCCCCCATACGTTCGGACGCTCAACCGCTCGTCCTTTCGCAACAGTCGCTCTATGTCTTTGACTGTCTTTGCGGTATCAAACCTTCCATCTCCACCGCGAGGCGGCATGATGTAGGTTTCTGCCCATCCTTTCTTTGGTTTTGCTTCCGGCTCCGGCTCCGTCCGCGCCGTCGCGCCATGAAGCACCTTTGCTGCAAAATCTGCCGCTTCCTCCATTGTATCGAACGTCTCGTCGTAATCCGTTCGCTTGCGGTCTGGCGAGTAGTGCCGCACTGTGTGTTGATACTTGCCGCCAGCTTTCCGATCGACGTTCACTTGCACCTTGTGTCCGTTTTTCAGTTTGAGCGTTCGCATGTGTGCGATCTTCTTCGACCATAGATCGTGATACTGACTCTTCTCAGTCGGCGTGCTCGATTTCTTACCGCTCTCAATCTCTTTACGCTGCGACTCTGAGGCTTTCGCAACAACGTCGCCTGGAATGAACATGCCGCCGTAGTATTCGTGTCCGTCGATGACTAGAGGCTTGTCCTTGGTGTAGCCCTTCGGCGCGTGCGTTGCGTCCATTCGCTGCGGACCACGCAGCGCCATGCGAGCCGCCTTCACCAGTTCCGCTGCCGACAGCACACCTTCGCCAACGGCTGCGGCTGGATCCAGTCCCATCATTTGCGGCTGCGATAAGTCGTCCATGCCGCCCATGCCATCGTCCATGCCGCCCATGGGGTCCATGCCGGGATCCATGCCGCCCATCGACGGATCCATACCTCCCATGCCTCCCATGGGTTGCCGCTGTTGCTCGAGGGCTTGCTTGGCTTAAGGCTTGTGCGACACGTCGAACGGAATCAACCGCCCAAAGTTGTTGATGATGCCGGGCTCGAGCAACTGCTCCTTAACGTCTCGCAAAATCACCTCTACCCACGGGTCCAGGTTTGCGTACAGGATTCCCATGGGGATCAATCGCCCCTGCCATGATCCCGTATCGTCAGCCTTGAGCACGCCATCGGGCACAAACATGCCTCGGAGCATTTCGCCGTCGAGGTCGCCTGGGTATTGGAGGATGTGCGAAGGGTTCGATGGGACGGTGGCTCGAGTCAGTTGCCACATGGGGTTGCCCTTGTCGTCGTACTGCGCCGGGGTGGTCGTCACCCCTCCCGCCTCGAGTTGCTCTACAATCTCCCGCGCGAGTTCGCGGTTGCTAACTTCATGCGGCGCATCGATGGTCCCCACGTCAGTCGAACCTTCTGGGTATCGCAGATCCGCTCCCCCGTAGGCATCCTTATGCATAAACAACCGGCGTACATCGATCGCACCTCCATCGAAGTGCTTGTCCGCCCAGGCGCGGTAGGCTCCCATTAACACCGATCGCCCGTACAGTTCGCCCGGCTGAGCATCGTAACTATGAAAAAACGACTCCGGAAAGCGCAGATCGACGTAACCCTCGAGGGCGCTCTTGACGTGCATGAACCGCACACCGCACGGTCGTCCGGTTTCCCCGGACACCAACACCCGCACATCGTTGGCGTGGCGTTGTTCAATGGTAGCGATTTCCCACGTCCCAAACTCTTCGGATCGCTCCCAGATCACTTCCATGCCGCTCCAGCCGTAGACCTGGGATGAGGCAATGTGCTCGAGGGCGCAAGACCATAGCTTGCGGATTTGACGCATCACCCATGCGCCGACCGATTCATCCTGGCACATCACCCCGACTTGCCATTGGCCGTTCATCTCGTAGCCGAACTCGACCCCCTGGATCGCCGCGCGGCGGGCTGCGAGTCCGATCTGGATCGTTTCATCAAGTAGGATCTGCTCGATGACCTGGAACGACATCACAGGTAGCTTTTGATGCCTGCGAAGCCACCATGTTTGAATTGGCGAGTAGCCCTTGGTCTTGGCGATCGGCTTCTTCAACGCATCGTTGATACGCCCGTCGTTTCGGCTGTCGTTTCGAGTCTGGTTGTCGGGTACGGTGCTCATGGCATCTTTCCACAATGTTTATCGACTAACAGTTGCATCGCTTGGGCTCTTGCGTTCTCTGCGATCTTCTCGTCGCCGTAGGCTGCAAGCCACAGTTGGTACACTGCTTGGTAATCGGTCGGCTCATACTGTCCTGCGTCGATCCGCTTTTTGGCACGAATCGACGGCATCAATTCCTCCAGCGCCACAATCTGTTCGCTGGTCAACTCGAACGGATTGATTCCGAGCTCTATTCCAAGCCGGATTCGCCGCTCGTATTTTTTTTTATGGCTTCAATAACTGTCCCGAGTTTGCTCCAGATTTGGAACGCTTCGGACACTGTTGCGCCCTCTACTCCCATCTTCGACAACTCACTTGCGACATCGGCAAGGAACGCGCGTGTCGCGTACACTTGGCCGTTCTTTCGCTCGAGAGTGTGCCTCGCTTCCAGTTCATCGCAAAGCAGTCGCATCTCGAGCACATCCAAGAACGCTGTGCGCTCCTGGCCGTCTCGTTTGTACGCAACGGAAAAACTGTCGGAGGTAAGATCGATCTGTGCCACGCTTCTGTCCTTCTTTTAAGGGTTGTCCGGTGGAGGATTTTGCGACCCGGTTCCACCCGTGCCGGGGCTTGTGGTGCCACCCTGACTGGTGCCATCACGGTTTTTCGACGAGTCCATGGAGGCCGGTAAATCTGAAAGCTGGTACAAGATTTCCCACTTGGCCGCGTACACTGGTTGGCAGTAAAAAATCCCGAGAAACGCTGGCTTAAATGACTTGTCGATCATTGTTACCTTCGCGCCGGGGATCGTTAATTTTGGGATCGGTATGTCGTATCCCACACGGATCGCCATCCCTCGATAAACGAGGCTAGTGGCGTAGCCAGGGTTCTTGGCGAGGATCGATGGAATCTCCGATCGCGCGTCGCGGCCTGCCTTTTTGAGTTCATTCAGGTTGAGCACACCGTCTTCCAGCGCTTCCGGTCCCATGGGAACCCAGTGATCTCGCTCCATGCCGTACTGGTAGAGATCCAGAAAGCACTCGAAGTGCGCCCAGCTTTCGTTAGGTGGCGGTAGCGGGTTGCAAAGATGATCGGGTTGTGTGATCGTCGGATCGATGTGCGGATGATGAATATCTCGCACGTCGGGAAGCTCGCCATAGACCTGATTGACTAGGCGATCGTCGTCAATCGGATCCGGTTCGAGGTTGCTGATCCCGCGATGTTCTTCAATGTGGTGTACGGATTGCTCCCACGGCTCCCACCGAAGCTGAATAGGCTGAAATAGACCGGATTTTGCAAGCCATGCTTCCATGTCGCCGAGGGTTCGGTAGCTGACACTTGCAGATAAACCGAGCCCAAAGATTTCTTCCTCCACTTCTATCTGATCGATCAGCACTTGGACTTGCTGCGACTGCGTATAGTAGATTCGCTTGAGTACGATCTGCTGGAATACGAACCACGCATATATCGTCGGCTGGTCGGCTGCGATCTCCACTTGGACGCTGATGTGGTGTTGCGTCGTCGCCATCTGCGATCGCGTTTTCGTCACCGAATGCGACGCGCGAATTTCGATCACACCTGGAGGGTAGGGCTGTCGCGTCTTGATCTGCGTATCGACAATCGCAAACGATAGCGTTGCCTTATCTTCTGAAAGTGAGTATTGCTGCCGACGCTCATAGCCCTCGGGCTTCTTGATCTTGATTTGATCTCGATAGTAGTCTGCGTTGTGGTTGATCCTGTTCGGAGAAACAAACACTTTCGCAACAGATAAAGATCCGTTCGTGGTGCGAGTTGTCCACCCACCGTTGTCGATGGAATACAACTGCGAGTAAACGAGCGAGGTAATCGGATTGAGGGTTTCCCCTGGAGATTCGGTAATCAGCACGTTGGCTTCCACCACCCAGTGCACCTCGATCGCCGAGGAATTGCTTGCCGCCATCGGCTGAAAGTGCATGAGCTTTGGGAACGGTCCTCCAAGACAATCCTTGATGTTTGCGTTACCTCCAATGTCGAGGTTGAACCCGATCCCTATTTCCTCGGCTATCAGCCTGCTACCACTGCGTGTCAGGTTTCTGCGGATCGTGTCCGCGTCGGATCCTAGCCCACTTACTTGCGCGATCACCGCATCGACTTCGATCTGTATCCGATGGTATTGCGTTTGGCGACCATCCGGCGTCTGCATAACCTCGATGCTAACTTTCCGCTTTTGCCCAATTCCAAGGGAAATTCCGTTGTAAGTAAGTGTTTCTGGCATTAAAGCGCCCTCATCTTTTCGACGAGTTGCTTCATTACTGCCGGATCAATCGCTTGCGGAGGCCCAAACGCATTGACTAGCATATCCATCATTGGATCGCCCTTGTCTCTGCGATTCTTCTCCTCTTCTCTGCGATCGTGCTTCGTCCAGATTCTCCCAACGGTTGTGGAGTGCTGCTCCCATTTCTCTCGCCACAGGGCATCTTCTTTGGCTTCGTCACCTAGCAAATTCAGCCAATCGATAATAGTCGCCTCGATAACTGCTGACGACGATCCGATCGCTTCTACGACGTTACTCGTCGTGTTAATCCCATCTATCAGCATTTCGATCAATGGAATCATACGTTCACCCAGGTCGACAAACCGATCCGTCACAACGTCCTTGAGGTTGTTGATAGCTTCGTCGAGCCTGTCTTTAGTCTCGCCAACTCGCGCCAGTGTTGCACCTCGCTCTTGAGCGCGATCGATCAATCGCATTTGCCGCCTAACGTCGGTTTCGGCGCGCTGCTTGGCGATGTCTGCGCTGTACCCCTCTAGTTCGTCCGCTTGCTTGGCGGCTGCATCTCCAATTTTGTCGAACGCCTTGTAGACCAAGTACCCTGCGGCTGCGACGGAGGCTAGCGACACTGCGACCGCTGCCGCTGCCCATCCTGGCGGACCCATCGCCGCTGCGAGCCTCGCCAATCCTCCAGCGGCTCGCGTTGCACCAGCTTCGAGCGCCGCTGCCCCCTCTGCTGCTCCTGCTGCCGCTCCTGCTGCTTCCCCGGCAGTGGCGGCTTCGGCGACCGCTGCGGTCTCGGCGGCTGCTCCTGCTTCGCCACCTTCTACCGCCTTGGCGACTTGATTGATGGTCCCAATGTCAGGCATCGACGCGCCGCTTGATTTGTTTTCCTCCTTCTCTCCGAATAAAAATTCGTCTTCGGCGGAAGACGCTTGAGCGGTGTGGTTCGGTTTCCGTTCGTCCGGCTTGTACAGAATGTTAAATTCGTCAAACATCCACTCGTCATCGTCCACGCCAGTTTTCGTAGCTTTCGTAGCGATGCTGTTGTTATGCAGATCCTCGATTGCGTTGCCGCTGTCATCTCTGATCGCTGCGTCTTTTTTTTCGGCTTCGGCTGTCCCTTCGATCGCACTGACAATTCGAGTTGCCGCGTTTGCTATGTGCGATGGATCGGTGTTAGCGTCAATTGCCTTTAGCGCTGGATCGCTGTCTGTGTCTTGCTTCACGGGCTCCATGCCGGGCTCATCGAAGAGCTTCGCCAATCCGCCAATCATAGAATCCAGCATCGATCGCCACCAAGACTGATCGGGCTGCTTAGACGGCTCGGGCTTCGCGGGCTTCTGCTCTGCTTTCACCTCCGGTGTCGACGGCTGCGGCTTCGCGGGCTTCTGCTCTGCTTTTGCTTCCGGCGTCGGCGAGGGATCCGGCTTGGTCGGCTTTTCCTCCGGAAACAAGAAAGCGTCGGGAGTATCCTCGGCTTCTACTTTGGTCGGTGCGGGATCCGGCGTCGGAACAGGCTCGGGCTTGGTAGGTCGCTCTTCCGGAAACAAGAAAGCGTCGGGAGTATCTTCGGCTTCTACTTTGGTCGGTGCAGGATCCGGCGTCAAAATGGGATCCGGCTTGGTAGGTGCTGGTTGCGGAGGCGGAGGTATTACTTCTGCCTCTCGTTCGAGTTTGCTCGCGGTCGCTAGTTCTGGCTTCGATGCCGCTGTAGGCTGCGGTGCGGACTGCGGTGCGGGCTGCGGTGTGACTGGCGTTTCTTTGTCTGCTTTGGTCTGTGTCTTTGGCGGCTCGCGACTATCTCGCTTGAGCGCAAGATCATTCGCGCGATCCGCGATCCTTTGGTATAATCGCACGGCTGCGAGAGCACCATCAAACACTTTCCGTGTTTGCGAGATTGTCTCGAGAATTGGCTGAAAAGACTTTGCGAGGTGCGACGAATCGACGATGATTTTCGTCGCTTCCTTGACCGCACCCAGATGCTTATCTCGAGACGATTCCTCTGGAGTCTTTTTGCTGGTCGTAGGAGCCCGATCGGCCTGCTCGTTTGCCGGGGTGGCACGAGTATCGGCTACGCTCGCAGGCCGATCGGTTTTCGTTGGTGATGGGGCAGGACTGGTCGATGGCGGCGCTGGGTCCGGACGTGCCGGTGCTGGTCTTGGAGGTGCTTCATGTCGCACGGGATCCGAGGTTGCCGTCGATGTTGTGGTTTCATCGACCAGTACGATATGGAACTTCGCGCCATCCACTTTGTGGCACTAGCTTGCTGCGACGAACGAGCCGTTGGTCTGGTTCGGATACGCGCGGAGCCGAATTGGCACTTCGCGAAGGTCTGGACCTTGCAGAAGCGTGACCGGGAAGTTTTCGTGCAACACTGTTTGGTACAGCGTGATCGTCGCTGGGAGTGGACCTGGGTTGACTTCCATCGCTGTCAGGACAAGCGGTTTGACGTTTGCGGTCGCCCCCCCAGCGCCGACATCCAACTGCCCGATCTTGGCAGTTACATATCCGCTGGCGTAAGGATTGATGAGAGTTTGCACCGCTGCCGCGTCGAACTCAATCAAGGTCATCTCGACGGTCACTTCCATGCCTTGGTTGATCGCATCTTGCGCTGTTTGACCCCACTTGTCGCCTTGTATGATCTTCTTCATAAATTGATGCGAGATCCTGTATCCTTCGCGAGTCTGTCCGACTGCGAGCGCGTTCCAAGTTGCCGTGTAACGGCCTGTTATGAATGCCATAGGTCATCTCCTGTTAGTTAAACAGCCGGGACAGTTAGCCACCTCGACCGCTCTGGTCGCGGCCTCCAAATTCGTGAACGTCGCAAGGTAGGCGCGGTCGTTATCGCAAGCGATCTTCCATCGCAATCCGCCGTCACCCTCGATCGGGCCTTTGGCGTCCTGAACTAAAAGATGTGTGAGAACTTGCACACCTACATAGGGCTGCTTGTACGCACCGCACTTGGGGCACGCGAAGCGATCGTGATCGACACGGAACGTGAAGTATTCGTTGGTTTGCGGGTTGGGCTTGCACTCAGTGTTCAGGCAGTAGCCCATCACTTGCTGCTTGGATGTTCGATCGCTGGGTATGATTACTCCACTCATACCGCCTCCAATCGCCGGATCCGGCCTAGGGTGACGCCGCGAGTCACTCCCGCCATAACGTCGGTGCCACCTGCCGACGCTTGGGACGACGCGCCATACGCATCTACCGCAACGCCACGAACGCGGGGATCGATCGAAACGAGTCGCAGATAGCCGATGAACGGTCCAGCCGTTGGTTTGAGGGCTGCGAGAATCTGGTTCGCTCGCACCGTGACCACTGCCTTCCAGTCGACCGCGTAAATCACCTTGTCGAGCAAGGCATTTACGCCCGAAAGTTGATCGAGGTAGAGCGTGCGCCGCTTGTCTCGAGGGACGCTGCGAGACCTCAAGAAGACGCTTACGCGACATCCGTACTCCAGATCCCGAGTCGTTCCGCTGGATTGATGCACGTTTCCGAGGCTGATACTGGCGGGCACGATCGAGACGTGCAGATCGCCCGCTGTCTGCGGTACAAAATCCTCGTCGGACTCAATGGTGCACTGATCGTTGGTCAGACCCAGTGCGGTCTTTACTGCTTCCTCAACGGCTTGCAAAAGGCAGGGTTCAGCGCTAAGCACCTCGAGCCCCCTTTGCGACTGCTCGCGTCAATCCGGATTGCAGAGCTCGCTCCAGCGCTCCCATCCATCGCTCGAGCCACACTTGCGGGCACTTGGCTGGCAGGAAAGGTCGGGCTGGGAGTTTCCGCTGCGGAACGCCGTAGTTGTGCGCGGCCGCGTACTTGACGTTGGTTCCGACGATCACACCGTTTGCGATAGTCTGGAACACTTGCCCGCCATCGGCATCGGGCAGCGGTGGTCGGTACGATACGCCATCGCTACCCAATTCGCCGGGGGACAGGGAGTTAAGCAGAACACCAGTATCTCGCAAAATCTCATGGGGACGGTTGCCGTAGACTTGGAGCTTGGTTTGTCCGCCCTCGGCCTTGATTCGATTCCACGCCATGCCCGCCGCGATCGATCGGGCGGTTTCGGGATCGTACTTAGTAATGAGCCATGCGAGGTTGCGCCGGAAGTAGAGGCGCCACTGCCGCAACTGTGCAGCCGACAGAAGCCCGGTCCCAACAGGCGCGTACTTGTGACCCCTGTTCAGCCCAGCCGCCCGCTTGAGTCGAGTTTGCTCCCCTGGTCCGAACCTACGAGAGTAGGCTAGCGTTGCAGGCTGCAAGGGAGCCCATTTTACGCCATCTTCGCCTACACCCCCTCGAGCCTTGCGAACGAAGTCCGCGTGAATGTCCGAGAGTGCAGCGAATCCTAGTGCGGTAAAAACACCTCGCGCCGTGTTTTCTACGTCGGGAGCCTGTCCAACCAGCGCAGCATGAATGCGGCGCACCATGGCTGCGGCTTGCTGCTTGTCGCCTCGAAAGTATGCCCTAGTAGTAACCAACGCGGGTAATCTCCGTGTCTTGCGGGCGTTCCTTGGGCATGTTGGTCGAGTTGATTGCGACTCTCTGTTGCCGCCGTGCGTATCGTCGATCGATGTGCATGTTGCTGAACATCGGGACGTTGATTCCCTTGAGTCGAACGCCTGGGATCCGCATCTCGTCGCGCATGATGAGAGGGAGTTTTTCAACGATCCGTTGATACTCGGCGACCAGCGACTCAGGCACAGGATTACCTCTGCGTTCGCACAGATAAACCGCCGACATCACTACGCACCATTGGCGTAGCATTCGATTGGTTTTCACTCCCTCTTCCTCGTAGCGACGAAGAACGTAGAGATTGATCTCGTCGGTGGCTTGCGCAATGCAATCCTCGAGAGTGGCCTCTGAACCGCGCAGGTCATGCGCAGCGAACGCCGCTACTCCGGTGTCCCCGAAGAAGTTGGTAACGTCTTCGGGGGTCGCATAGTTCCATGTAATTGCCACCGCTACTCCGTTTCATCGCACTAGAACACGACGGTTCCGATTGCGAGGTTGCTGGGGACTTGGTGGAGCATCAAAGCGTTGTCGAGGACAAATAATTCGGTGCTCGTTGGGTTGGAAATTTCTCGCGACCATGCGGACAGGCCGAATCGCTCGGTCTTTGGTCCACCGTCGTACTCGGCGACAGGTTCACCGGCGACGTAGCATTCGATGTCCGCGCCGCCGGTCACGGTGTCCGACGCGACAAAGAACGCAGTGTTGGCGGGAACGTGCGGGGTAAACACTTCTGCGCCGGGTTCGCCGATCTCGAGACCTTCATCGGTGATGCACCATTCGCACCATGGCATGAAGCTCAGGCGAGCCTTAAAGTTTTGCACAGGCTTCCCATCAGGTCCGCTGGCAGTTTCCTTGGACAAAATCTCATAGGGCTGATTCGCCGTACCGTGCGCCTCTTGCACCGCATCATTTTTGAGGACCAGCGACCAGATTTGCGACGTGGTAACGATCTTTGCCAAACCGGAGCCCGTGAGGCGTTGGAACGCCGCATGGATCGAGTACAGGTTGGTCGGGATGTCCGCCGATGCGGTGGTTGCCCACGATGTGCTTATGATGTTCCCACCCCCGACCATGTTCAGTTGCGACTTGTTGCCCGCCGGAACGCGAGTCTGGAGTTGACCCGACGAGTTGGCGCTTGCATAGGTCCAGTACCACGAATCGCCAACGATCTTGTAGTACAGGCTGTCGCGCAGCATCCCGACCAACATCGCAGTTCGCCAGTTGGATGCGAGTTGAGCTAAGTAGCCGGTCTGCATCTGGATCATCTTGGCTCCCGCCTTGTCGCGGGTTGCCGGATCGTCGATCCTTCCGATGTTGTTCACCTGTTCCGCCAGCAGTGGGATCGAAGAGTGCATCCGAGGATACTCGAACGGAACTCGCGATGCGATCTGCATCTGCATCCGTCCAGCTGCCGTACCGGGCGCTCGGCCTTGAGCCGTCTTGAGGGTGTTGTTGAAAATGTGATAGGCGCCCAAGCGTCCATGCCCCATGTTCGTTTCATTCGGCCCGCCGGGCTGCACACCAAATTCCTTGAGCAAAGCTCCAGAAGCCTCTACCCGCTGGCTGATAACCTTGGTGAGTACCTGTGGTTTGAAAATATCTTGAAAAATGTTTGGCATCTTCTAATCCTTGGTGCCACCCTTGGAAGAAGAAAATCGTGGTCTTGGAGCTTAGCGATTAGGCTGGCAATTCATCGTCGAAAATGAAGCAACGCCCAACTGCCTTCAGCGCCGTCCTTGCAGCCGATTCATTGGTGTGCCCAACGAACGCAGCGCCCTGGATGAGCAACTGCGAAGCGCGGATGTCGCCCGAGACAAGGATCCGCACAGTCTGGTCTTCGTTGTTGCCCGAGTCGTCAATGACTCGAACGTCGTCAAGCAAGATCCCGACAGGGTTCTGGCTACCGTCTGACGCACCAGCGACGTACTGGACAAGTTTTCTGGAAGCAGTGATCTGTCCGAGCACCATCCCCCCTCGCAACGTGGTGGTTGGGGTGTTGACGGCATCGCGGGCTGTCCCTGCGAGAATGCGAGTGACGATAGTAGCGCGAACGCGACCATCAGAAACGAACAAAATCGGACGGGTTGCGAGTGCATCAGTTACATTTCCTACGCCAAGAGCCATGGTTTAGTTCCTCGGTGCCACCCTCAGAAGAATTGTGAGTTAGTTGCCAGCAATGAGTTTCAAAAGGTACGCTTCGCGCTCTGGGGTTAGCGCCTCAGGGTTCTTTGGTTCCGCTACACTCATGCGAGCCAGCTTGGAGCCACCGCCCGCGCGGTAGGTCGATGTCTTGAAGGTTCCGACAGGGATCACTTGCCGGGACTGCATGAATCGCTCCACGTCGCCCTGCTTGGGCTTGCTGTACGGATCGAGCGACAGCCGCTGGGCTGCGACCTTGGCCGCGTACAGGCTGAACTCTTCGTCGAGGATCTTTCCCGAATCGCGGAGCCCCTCGAGTCGACCGAGCAGTTCGCGATGGTAGGCTCGCTCCGCGTAGGCTCGCGAGTTGCGAACGAGGGCGGACATGGTTTGGATCTCAGGCGAGACAGCCACGGTCCCGTTGTCTGGGTTGCCGCCACCCTGCCCACCGTTACCGAGCACCATGCGGATGTTGTCCACAATGTTCGCGGCGTTTGTGTCCTCCGGAAGTTGCACGCCCACTTCCTGCATCACGTCGACGATCATCTTGATGATGGAATCGGCATCACTCCTAGACTCGTCCATGTCGTTGCCGGGAGGGGCTGCGGGAGCCGCGTCGGAATCGTAAGCCATGTCCATGCGTAGCACCTTGGGTTTGAATATAGTAGGTCTTATGCCCATCCGGATGCCGCACCCCATCAGGGCTGGCTCGGCTGGAATAAATGGTCCTTGCGAATGATCGACCGGGTAATCGACCAGATCGACACTTGTTATCACGTCCGCGTAGGTGTGCCCGTGCCCATCGCGAAACTCAGGAAAGATCACAGGCGACACAAAGACCGAATTGTTCTCGACCTTCTCGATCGCCGAAGGGGTCATAATTTCCACGGTGATCTCGGCGGATTGCCCGTCCGGAGTCACTTTGAAGTCGACCATTCGGCCCTCGGTGTTGTGAGCGCCGCGTGTATCCCGCCGGGTCAGAGAGTCCATGGCGATCGGAGACAGCATCTCGAGATCGTCGAGATCCGCATGGTTGAAGTGCATCGGCACCGCGTACCCTGCGTCCTTCAATCGCCCAAACTGATCTTCCCAGTGGCGCAGACGATCGGGAGTAACCGTGACAGAGCCATCGCCGCTTTGGTACTCGTTGACCGACAACACCGCTTTCCGGAACACCTTGCCCATGGGGGAAGGTTAGACCGGGACGAATACCGCTCCAAATCGCCTCTGACGCTGCTTGCGCTGCTTGCGCTGCAAGGACAAGAATCTGGAAGAAAACTGGGATGTACCTCCAGATGTACCTCCAGATGTACCTTCAGATGTACCTTCAGTTGTACCTTCAATCCGTCTCAAAATCGTTCGACGCCGAGCGAGATGCCCCAGACTGTCCAGGAATGTCCTGGACACGGTCGGACAAGTTTGGATTGTCTGCGATTGTCTCGGACTGTCGCGGACGGTTTAGCAGATGCTTCTCAGGGTTCTCGATCCCGTTTTCCTTCAGAAGAATCACACAAGCATCATCAACCGCATGCATGCATGCATGACTCTCATCTTCTCTTCTCTGGTCCCCCACGTCGTCCCGATGGAGTCCCTCGTCCTGTCCCGGTTTTGTCCCTAATTTTGTCCCGTTTACAGGGGGACGAATACCGCTCCAAATCGCCTCTGACGCTGCTTGCGCTAAGATGATGAAAAGTATGGAAAAAAGTATGGAATCCATACTTTCGCACGATGGAATCCATACTTTCGCACGACGGAATCGAGACTTTCACAAGTGTGACG